AAAGATGGTGAATTTGCCGTTGTTGTTACGGTTGACATTGATGGGAGCGTAATTAAAAAATTAGGCAAATTTACTCCAGTCAATGTACCGTACATTGTAACTAAGTCAGTATTATTAAATTTTACATTTATATTTCCACCAGACTGTACATTTAAATTTGTAGCACTTGCGTTTCCCCATAAAGCGGAATTAGGTAATCCCGGAGTTGTTTGATTAAAATATATTGCACCATTAGCACTACCACCACCGCCTAAACTACCAATATCCACCCAAGCAGTATCTTGACCAATTCTAACTAGTCTTTGAGATGTAGTTGTTTTGTTTCCAATGTTGACTAAATCAGTAGTGCCGATTTGAATAGTTCCCTTAGTTGCATTTGTTGTAGATGCTAAAGTTAAAGTTCCACTTGCCGTGCTTGCTCCATTAACTAATGGGCTAAATATTGATGTCGTAAAAGTTGGACTTGTTCCAAAAACTAAACTACCACTTCCTGTTTCGTCGCTTATTACACCTGCTAATTGAGATGAAGTTGTTGCTGCAAATTGACTTAAAGGATTAGTTGTTAAAGCATTTCCAACACCGTAAACATTACTATCAACTGTACCATCGGCTTTTAAAAACTGAGCAGAAGTTCCGCCTGTTTTTATAAAGCCCGTTGTTTCTATTGTTGTTGTTGCAACTTGACCAGCCGTTAATACTTGCTGAATAGTTGGAGTTGACGCACTTACCGTTGGTAAAAAAGACAAAGCACTTAAAGCCGTTACACCATCGCCTAACTTAAATAAGCCAGTCGTATCATGATAGGCAGGCTCACCCGCTTTTAATACCATTGCAGCATTAGCGGTAAACCATGCCGTGTTCTTTGGATCGTATCTAAATTCTACTGTTGCCATTTATAAAGTTTGAATAATTGTTGCAGGTGCAGGGTCTGTTAATGTTTGTATTATTTCTTGCAATACCTCAACCGTGTAAGTACTATTAGGATTTAGTGTTGCTATTACATTTCCGTTTTGGTCTAAGATCGAAACTAAACCAGCCGTGTTATTATTAGGTGTTAAACAAGTTGAATGGTCATAATGTTGAACTACATTTAACTCAAAGCCCCATCCGCTTACATCGTCATCGTAAACTGATTGTAAAGGCTCTAAGGTTATACTTTCATTTACTGTACAATTATAAATACTTTGTAAATCCGATCTAATTTGCGAGAATACTTCTAAAGCAACCTTTTGCATTTCACTCATTAGCACATCCATATTTCTATTGTCTTGGTGTACTAAGTCTAAAAATACAAAAGCAAAAGATGACGAATGTATGTTAATGTCTAATGTAACTGGGTTAACAGTAACACCCATTAAAGGGTATGTTATTTCATTAGCAGCCCCAAACTCAGGCACTCTATCAAACAAAAAAGTACCACTACTTAGTTGATTGTGGTTTGTTTGTTTGTCTTTGAATAACTGTTTTAGTTGGTTTTGGCTTAACATTTGCTTTCTCGAATTGTTCTAATTTCTTAATATGTTCTTTTTTGATTCCCATTATTTATATAAATATTTATAACAATCATCACAGTCATTATCGTCAATCATAATGCCGCTTGTAAAGTTGTTTCTATTAGGCATTATTTCATCACGCTCTACATTGCTAATGTATAAAGGATAGCTACTAACATATCTGTTTAAATAGTTAGTAACACGTTGTGCGTAAATCTCGGCTTTATTTTTTGACCTATCCATTAAGAATTGAATCTCTGATAAGTCAGCAGCAGATGAATTTTCGCTATTCTTAATCATTACGCCTTTATTCATTAGCCTATACTTCATATCCGGCATAGCCTCCATTTTAGCATAGTGTAACATACAAGGCACAACTAAGTCTAATAACGTTTGGTTTAAAGCGGTTACCGTTGTTGTGGTAACTTGGTTTAATACTTCGTTATATAAATTAGTTCCAAGTAAAGGAATAATATAAAAGTCTTGCACCTCTTGAAGTATAGGTGTTAAGATGGTCATATCAACATTTTTATTAATGTTGGTATATTCCTTTAGATAGTTTTCTGATATTAATAAACTTGCCATTATTTCTTAGTTCTTGATTTAGTTATTGCCTTCCAAATGTGACGGCAATAAGCAGTTGTTTGTTTTGTTTCTGGATTAGTATAAAAACCACCTCTAAACGACCAAGCATCTTCGCCAAATTGATTTGTTATGTCATCTATTCCATCACGTGTCCAATTTCTAAACTTGCTTAATGCTAATAATCTTTTGCAAAAAGGGCGGCTAGTTGTTTCAACTCTAGGCACGTCATCACGTGTAACATATTTGTAAACGGTGTATAGTTCCGTTTCAATAGTTGGCGTATTAGTTTCTAAACCTTTAGGAGTGATAGTTATAGTATTGTTTATTGTAGAAATTAAACCTGCAACAACTAAACTGTTAATTATATTCTTTACAGTTTCAACATCTAATCCTAATATCTTTGCAGCCTTTTCAGGTGTTGTTTCGGGTGCGCCTTTTAATAAATCTAACACCTGCTTTTCTGCATCCGTTACAAATTTATGCTTTGCAAATTCAAAATTAAACGCTTCAGCATTACTGCCAAATGTTACAAACTCCTCACTTACTATCGGGTCATCATTGTCATCTATTGCACTACCTTCGAATAAACTAAGAACATAGTCAGTCATATCAACTTGTTTGTCAAACTTACTAAATTGAGCTTCAGGTGTTGCAAATAAAATATTAATATCTTGGTCACTTAATCCGTAACTATTCTTAAGCATCATTGCAGCCACCTCTTTAGTAGTCTTTTGATTGTTAACCTCACGAATTAATCTTTTAATGTTAATCCATTGTTTGCCGGTTAAGTTCTTTAAATGTTCATTTACTTGCGTTTCTGGTATCTGAGCTAAATCACCATCAACTGTAACTTTGTCTTTAATATCAATACCTAACTTTTTAGCGTAATGCTCACGTAAAGTATCTAAATCAAATAGTGATTGAAGTAAAGCAGTATCGAAAGGTAAATCAACATTAGCAGGTTGTTTCTGTTTTATTTCTAATAAAGATAAATCAACACCGTTAACGGCTGCCAAATCTTTAATAATGTTTAAGTGGATTTCTTGTCTATGCTCAATATAACTAAACAACCATCTTTCAAACTTTTGTAAATAAATAGTGTTATCACCAATGTTAACCGAGCCATCAAAAATAGCGGCTAAAGCAGGATCTGTTCTATGGGCTGTAAAGATATTCTGTTGTGAACGTTTAGCAACCTGCTCAAACATTTTATCTAAATCACTTTGTGAGAATGTTGTTAACTCAGCTTTTTGACCGCCTTTGTCAACAAAGTTAAACATCATTTTTCCAGTGTTAGAACTGCCTTTAAATTTACGGTCAAAGAATTTAGCGTATTGTCTTTGCTCTTCCTTAGTTGGCTCACCGTTAAATAAAGATAACATCGCACTTGCAAACATGCCGTTCTTTAAATGTGAATAGTTAAAGTTAGTTATCTCAATATTTGTTTCAATATCTTGTAAACCTTGTTGGTAGTTTGGTGCTGGGTAAATGTTACCAAATTCCATTGCACTCATTACTTCTGTTTTGTAATAAAGTATTTGAGTTCCTGTTCTTATGTTAGGGTTAAAAATAGGGTATTCAATAAATGATTTATGCTTATGTGCTTGGTCATTTACACAACCATTATCATCAACCCATTGCTCACAATAGAAAAGAGTTTTACCATCTGGTGAACGTCTAAATTTGCTAAACTCTTGGTTATAAACCTCTGCTATTCTACCGTTAAAATCGTAAACTATTTGTAAAGCAATACCGTCAAATATTTCAAATGGTGTTACGTTTTTTCTAAATAAAGAGTTCCAATCTTCAAAGCGATTAGCGTGTGATAAGAATTTATCGTATTGCGCTTGCTGTGATAGCGTTAATTTGCTTTCGTCATAACATAAACCTCTACCATAAACATGGTCCGCCTTAGCCTTTATAATAGCACCGTGAACGGCATCTCTATTGTATAGTTCTAATAAGTAATTAGGATGTGAGTTATGCTCACCCCATTGTAGATATTTGCCACTAGATATTTTTCTGATAGCAGGCGAAAATGCACTATCAAATTCTATTTGTAAAAGGTTACCGACTTGTGTTATATTATTGCCCATTTGTTACGATTGATGTTCTTACATCTTTATAATAAATATTAGTTACTGAGGGTGCTTTCCACCATGCCTTGCCATTTCCAACTTCACCTGTTAAAGTTCTAATATCTGTTGTATTTATATTTGCATAATTGAATGCGGCTGCATTAGCCGATTGATAAACGTAGAATGAATAACTACCATAGTCATCAAATAAAACGCTGCCAGTTAACGGAACAGAAGCTCCAACGGTTATAACAAAACGTTGCTTATTATTATCTAAGTTAGTGTAAGTACTTGTACACGCTACTTTGCGACCTGTGTTATCATTAATAAATACAAAGACAAATTGAGGATTTGCAATAGTTGAATTTTCCGTTACCGAAATATCAATAGTATTAGCCCCTGTTATTAATTGCATCATATACTTATTAAATACTAAAAAGTTACAAATGTTACTAAATAAAAAAGCCCACCTTACAGGGTGGGTCTTACATTTATATTTTAAAGAATTAATTAAGCAGGTATCAATAGTAAAGCAGCTAAAGCACTTGGAACTACGTTAGCGTATGTTCTCTCTTCACCTGTTAATACGATTGTATATCCAGAATCATCATTACCCATTGCACCACTTGCAGCGGTTGCAGTTGTAATTCTCATTCCGAACTCTTGTCCTAATAATCTAAATGCACCGTTCTTATCCTTAACCATCCAAATAGTATCTTGCTTTGCTAACAATAAAATCTGTTGAGCCACAGCAGCTTGTT